CTGATGACGAAGATGACGAAGATGACGAAGATGAAGAAGTAGAGAACCTACAGAAACAATTAGTAGCTCTACAGAAACAAATCGAATCTTTAGATATCTCTAAAGCTGTAAGAGAAGAATCCGAAAATAGATTGCGAAAAATGGGATTCAAGGAAGAGAATGGACTACAGAAACCGCAATTGATGACTAACCCAACATTTGGAGCAGACGAAACTCCAATTAAAAAGGCTCAAACCGTCAATGACGTAGTAGACCAACTTACAACTTTGTCTTACAAAGAACTGCGAAAAATGCAGGAATTAAAGAGACAGGGTGTAACAGAGAATTTGCCTGATGAAATAGCAAATCTCTAAACTTAACTTTAAACTAGTAAAAAACGAGGAGATAAATAATTATGCCTTCACTTAGTGAATACATTGCTCAGTCGAATAGAGGATTAAATTCTTCTGTATTCGGTCCTGAGTATTTATCAAAAGCGTTTAATGCTGCGAACACAGGAACTGCTGATGCAATCTTTACGACTACATCTGCAGATAACGTGTTTACTTCTACTTTCGGTAGAAAAGTATGGCAGTCATTGAACAACCAAACTCGTTTCTTCAACGCAATCCCAAGAACCGTTTTCGGTAACACCGTTGGTTGGAGGGTGAGAACCGATAGAGGTAGCCAAAGGTCTCGACCTATTACAGAGACTGGTAGTCTACCAGATATCGATGTTTCAAACCTAGAAACAATCTCTAGCTTGCCTAAGATTGTATCAACCTCATTCGGTGCTTCTGTGAAAGCAATGTACACTGCCCAATTAGAAGGTGGTGTAGGGGATGTTTTGGCGTTGGAAAACGAGAACGCACAGCTTGACCACATCAAGGAACTAAACCAAGAGCTATTGCTACCAAACACTGTAGCAAACATCGCTGTTGGTGGAAGTGCAACTGATGGTAACGTAACAGCTGGTACTGACTTAAGAGTCGGTGACACTGTACAATTAGTAGATGCTGGAGCTGCTACAGCTAATAACGTAGCTATCTCAGCAATTTCTGGAACAGACGTAACATTTGGCACATTGTCAGGTACGCCTGCTGCAGGAACTTCTACTGTTGCAGATAACTTCTCAGTTACTGCAAGAGCTGGACTAACTTCTATTGATGACATTGTTCAAATAGTTAACAGTGCATCACAAGGAAATGCTGGAGTACAAAGCATGGGTTCTGCCTATGACTTAACTGTATCTACTAGCGGTTCAGAACAAAGAACTTCAGGAAGCTGGAACGCTGCTGCTGCTGTAAAAGGTAACAGTGGAGTTGGAAGAGACCTATCTCTAAACCTACTTGATGACTGTATTCAGTCAATCAGGACTAATGGTGGAGAACCTAAGTTAATTCTTATGGGTCACGACCAGTACTTTAAACTAGAGAGACTACTTAACTCTCAGCAAAGATACATGGGACAGGAAGAGTACCAAGTTGGTGTAGGTTCTGAAAAGACCTTCCCCGGAACTCGAACTGGTCTAGTACTTGCTACTTACCAAGGTATTCCAATACTACCAGATGCAGACACTACTAAATCAGAGGCTGCTTCAGGTGGTTCAAAACTAGGTTCTAACATCTACGTTTTGGATACTGATTACTTAGAAATCGCTGTGGCTCAACCTACTCAGTATATTGAGAACAGAGATTACTTCGCAGCTGACGCACTTGTTGTTAGAGGTTTGCTATACACTATGGCAGAGTTCAGAGCATACAGGTTTGACGTTCACGCTAAGATACAAGACTTAAGTACATAGTCACTAAAGTCTTAGTAGAGTAAGAATAAATAGACTATATGTAAAGCAGGGGGTAGTTATAAAAATATAATTACCCCCGCTTTTGAATGAATGTAATGTAATGTAAGGATGAATAATGCAGGTTGTATATGCAGATGGTATGTTGCAAAGTTTGGATGTCCAAACAAAGAGAATGGTCGGAGAAGTAATGACCTTAATAGAAGGTTCATTACCCGATACTTCAGCAACTACGGCTTTAAAGAAATCTATAAAGCAAGCTATGTGGAGAGCTACTAGAAATGTTCAAGATGACGTGATAGGTATGGCTTTTAATAAAGGAGAAATAAACGATGAAACATACGTTTAAACAATCAACCGCAACGCCGGATACTAGAATTATTGCTAGGTCTGCGTTAGGTTATGACTGGAACTATCTTGCTGATGCTGAAACTTTATTGTTCGGTAGTACAGATGAGACTGCTTTCAGAATGCAGAATATATCTCCCGGTACTGGTATTTCTACTGCTAGTGGTGGTGTCTATAAAGGCAATGTAACAGTTGCTGGAGATATAGTTAAGACTGAAATTCTTATAGATTTAACTGGATTAACTTCTGCAGCAGCAGCTGATATTATCGGTGTAAATGATGCTGCAAACTGTCATATAGGACAGATAACAGCAGCCTTAAATGGAACAATAGTTGCAGGGCATATAGAATGTTTTGAGACACCTACAACAGGTGAACCTGACATTGACATATATTCTGCTACAGAAGCTACTGGTACAGAGAATGCTGCAATTGGTGACTTAACTGAGACAGCTTTACTAAATACTGGAGCTGACTGGACATTGACTAAACAGAAGATGGCTCTTACAGCATTACCTGCTGCTGATTCATACTTATATTTAGTTGCGTCTGGTGGTGGAGATGCTGGTGTTTATGATGCTGGTATTTTCTTACTTACACTTTACGGTTACTCATCATAATAAATAAGTAAATAAATAATGGAGTAACCACTCAATAATATGGGTGGTTACCCATACGCATAGAAATTTAGGAGAATATATAAATGGCGATAGCAAATGATTATACTGACTCAGCATCGTGGGAAACTTGGCAATCAGATCCAAGTACTAGAACTGCTGTACAACCTTGGGATAGATACGTAGCGTTTAGTGGTACAGTAGGAACTTCTGCAGTGGATGCTTTAAATCTTTATGCAGGTCCATATTATAACTTAGACCAAGGAGGAGCAGCAGGAACTACTGCTAATTGGGAACTAGCTACTACAGGTAGTCCCGGCATAAATAGAATTTTAAACCCATCAATAGAGAATGCAACTATATCAGAATTTACAGCAGACGGTTCAGCAATTTCTAGAACCACTGCGAATCCACATTTAGGTTCAGCAGAACTTACAGCAAACCCAGCAAACTCGGCAGCTAAAGAAGGATTTTATGTAACAACAGATACTTTAGCTGGAGGAACTAGTAGAACTTCAGACGCTTATATAGTAGCTTCAGGAATGGTAAGAGGAGCATCCGCATCAGGAGATGCAGTAATGCAGATTACAGACTCTGATGGAACTGTACTTGCCACAGGAACTGCAGTAGATTTAACTACAGATTATCAACGAGTAAGTGTGACATATAAATTAACAACCACTCCTACTGCATACAGGATCAAGTTCTGTTCAAATACCCAACACAATATTAATATGTATTGGGATTGCTTGATGTGGGATAAAAGACAAAACACTGCTCTTATAGATTACGTAGATGGAAGTTTAGCTGGAGGTAATGGTTACCAATGGCAAGGGACTGCTAACCTATCTATATCAAAACATCTTATGCCAATGGGTGCGATAAGAGGAATAAGTATTAGAAACACTCATGCCTCTCAGGTATTATATGTATCCTTTGATTGTACTGCAGAAGCAAGTACAGCAGCAATTAAGCTGACTGGTAATGATACTACAGAACATAATCATTTTATTAGTACACATCCTTTAGACTTTAGAAAAAATGTATCCGTTTATGGTAGTGGTTCAAGCACTGGCTATGAAGGAGTAATATGGGGAGTTGCGGCTCCCGTAGGATAGGAGAACCTATTGGTTACTTTAGCTGAAACAAAAACAGAGTTTAATAACTGGATATCAGATGATGCTACAGTCTCATTCTTAGAGAAGGCTCAGTCAGGTAAAACTACCTTAGAAGATATTGCTGATGCTTTAGATGAATATAAGAGATTACATGACGCTGGATTATCATCTCCTGCAGAAATAATCACTTTAGCTAGAGCTTATCCTCAAAACAAACTTTATACTGAAGCAGCTGATGGGTTAGATGAAGATGAAGATACTAAACCTATGGTAGTTGGAGGTCCAGCATCTGTTGAATTAGTAGACAGGGAAGGACATTTAATAACTACTGACGCATTAAAGAAGGCTTTTAAACAGTTCATGAAGAACTTTAGAGCTAGAAACGTAATGGTTATGCACTCTGATGTACAAGTTGGACACGCACTCCCAGCTTATATAAGTAAGTCAGGAAACATATTTAAAAGTGGCGTAGATGAAAAAGGTTTATTCTTTATATCTGAGTTAAGAGCAGACACTAAGATATCTAAAAGAGTAAGAGACCAGATTGAAAAAGGTGGAATGAGTTCATATTCTATTGCTGGTAGTGCTACTCAGAGCAAGGAAATTAACAAATCCGATGGTAGTCATGTGCTACAAGTAGATGACATGGAACTTGCTGAGGTAACTATATGTGAAAAGGGTGTTAATCAAGGAGCTC